CCAACCAGCTCGAACTTCGGCACATAGGTTTTGCCATACTCACGGTGCATGTAAAAATCATTCTGGAGTTCGACAATCGGGATCATGCCGGGCCGCTGCCGGCGCTCCTGGCCGTAGGCTTTGCATAACTGCCCGATGGCGTTGAGCCCGCCCTTGCTGTTGGTCGAGTAGAGGTAGAGGTTTCCCTCGGCATCGATTAACTGCAGCTGATTGGTGAACACCCACGGGTCACGAGGCTTGGCGTCGGTGCCGACCTCCCACATGCCGGGATCGGGATCGCCGAGGCTGTTGCGCATCGGGACCGGTTTCTGATCGCTCAGCAATTCGAGCAGATCGTCGGTGATCTCCTTATTCCACCAGCGCCGCCAACCGATCTTCAGCCCCTCCATATTGCAGGCGAGGCGGGTGCCGAGGTCGAGCGATGCTCCGTCCTGGCCGTACAAAAATTCCCCATTTTTGAAAGTGAGGAAGGAACCCTCCTGCGTGACCGTCTTGGCTGCGTAGGCGAGATAAGGGTCGGACGTGTCGATAGGTGCGATTGCGTTTGTCATTTCTGTTCCTGTCTACTTTACGGTTAAACGCTCCCCCGCATCGCCTTGTTTGCGATAGGGGTCGAGATCGAAGCCGTCCGCTTCGATTGCTTTGAGGTCAACCGTTTGCCGGCCCTTGACCGGCGACCAATCGATTGACCATCCATCACCGTGAACCCGGCGCACGCCATTGGTGCGCAACAGGTCTTTGATCTCCTGACGAACTTTAGCGAGCGCCTCTTCACACTGGCCAACGTCTTTGGCCCAATCGCGCTCCAGATCGTGTAGCGCCTTGAATTCTGCGAGCACATTGTCGCCGAGCGCGTGTTCCTCGCGCGGGATGCCGCTAACCGTGACCGCGGCGCAGTGCGAGGCGTAGGGGCAGAACCGGCACTCGGCGCCGCCTGCGAGTTTGCCCTCCGGCCATAACTCTTGCGGATCGGTTGCCACCATGATCGCCTCGGCCCGGTAATGGGCGGCGGCAAAGATCGACGGGTCGAACGCGACGGGGAATTCGGCGATTTCGTCAAGAAAGCTCGCGTCAACGTAACAGATCAGCGCGTAGTCGGGTTTGTAAGGCGTGTGAGCGCGCAGTAGACCCATCTGCACCTGGGTCTGGAATTTGTGCTGTGGCCGCGCGCGGTCATTCAGCTCGGCGCGTGGGTCGATCGATTTTATCTCGATGGCGATGCACGACGAGTCGCCAATGTCGGGCACGCCGAGGTCGGCGAGGCAATCGCGCTCGACGCCGACGATCACGCCGTCCGGGGTGGCTGAGAGATAGCCGTCAACGACTGTTGATTGCTGGTCGCCGCCCATGTGGAACCGGTCGCCATAGGCTTGCCGCAACGCTGGGACGACGTAGAAATCCTCGATCAGATTGCCGCGCAGCTTGGCGCCGTAGCGATCGACGTAGCCGGGATCGTGCGGCGTCTCATTCTTGGCGAACCATGTTTTCCGCAGGCAGGCGCCGATCTCGCTGGCGCCCACGGAGTTCGCTCGGTCATGGCTGAATTCGCGATTGGTCATCGCGGCGAAATTGGCAAGTGTAGCCTTGATCAACGCGCGGCGCTCCTCGGGCGGCACGATGCGGGAACGGCAGGAGCAATCCCGTAGCGCCGCGCCAGAGAGTGTCGAGCCGGGGAGCTACCCCGACCGGCTCCTGCCGCCGCCGCCATCCTAGCGCAGCACGCGGGCAGCGCGCAACGCCCGAAATCGCTGCCCGATATTATGATTTCGGGCGCCCGATATTATTTTGCCGATTGTCAGTTGACACGTTCGCGCAACGCTGCCAGGATGCGCGGGTCAAAAGGAGAGCGCGATGCTTAAGATCAAAGAAGCTGACTACCGCCAAATTAGCCGGGATTACCGCGGTATTTTGGACGGCAAGAGAACCGTTTTTGCTGGGTGTATCCTGCCCAGGGGCGGCACGAGAATGGCGGTCGAGGGCGTTGATTTCGAGATCATCCCAACACCCAAGACCGCGCCCCGCCAATGGCGACGCAGGGCCGCATGATGGCTTCTCACAAGATCAACTGCCCCGCATTGCCGGCAGAGCGTAATCCATATGAGCGGCAGGATCGGCTCGACCAAATCCGGGAGACTGAATGATGGCGCGGCGTACACGTCAAGACACTTGCCCAAAGGGGCATTTGTTGGCTGATGCTTTCTTGCACAAACGCGGCTCTTTAGAGTGCCGCACTTGTAAAAGAGACGGCACTCGCCGCAGACGCGGCATCACCCCTGACCGCTTCTATAAACGTGGCCGACCCCCGCGCGATGGCGCGCCGCCGTGATCTCGATCAGGACGCAGATTCAGCGTGCGGGCAGCACGATCCGGGACGCCCCGGAGCCGGCTCATTCCTATTGGCGCGAGGGTGCGCGGGAGGACGACCTGGAGGAGGTTGAGCAGATCGACCGCGCGATCGCGGAGCTGATTGCCGACTACAAGACGTACGCCGCCGCCAAGCACATGATCCTGTCCCGCTGCGTGATGCGGGCGAAGCGGGCCCGCGAGAAGGCGGCGAGGAAACACGGCGGAGGGTGAAGAGATGGCGACGCGCTATGAGATCAGCAAAGCGCTCGACGATGTGCAAAGTGAGTTATGGGCCATCGTGCGAAAGTACGCTCTCGACGTACCTGAGTGCGCCGTTGAGGAGATTGCGGTGTATTTCGTGACGAAGGAAGTTCCGACGCTCGACGATTGGCGCTTGAACCGTCGCTAAAGGGGGAGAATGAGATGACACCCGAGAAATGGACACCGGGCCGCGTCGCCATCCACATGGCCGGCGCGTTGCCCACGTTTCGAGCCGAACAGCGGCGCCGCGGCCTGACTGGGCGCCTGTGGTGGGTCTGGCTAAACCTAACGGCAATCCTCTTAGTCAGCGTCGCGGTGATCTCGCTAGCGGTGCATCTGCTGCGGAGGGGGGCGCTGCTGTGACCCCATGTCCATTTTGCGGCTGCGAGGAAACGCCGGTCTTCGTCTGGAAAGAGCGAAAAGATCACACCCTCGCCGAGATCGATGAGGTTAGGATGTATTGCCGTGAGTGCGATGCGGCCGGGCCCCCGGTCGAGCTTGAGAAGCGGGCCGGCGATGAGGAGGCGCGAAAGGCGGCCGAGGCAGCGCTAGCTCTTTGGGAGAAGCGAGTGTGAAGATCGATTCCGCCCCGCCGAGCGATCAGTACATCGAGGGTTTCAACGCGGCAGTAGAAGCGGTTGACGCAGCGGCCAATAGTTTTCTCGCCATCCACGCCCCCCCCCACTGTGAAGGGTTAATCGATGCCGCGTTATGTCAATGAGCCGTTTAATACACTGCCGAATGGGTTGACGCTTGTTCAAATCAACCCGGAACGCGCGGTTGATCTTAATAAGGAAAGCCAGTTTTGCGGCTGGCTGTTCTGGCATCATCCCGATGGACAGTGGGTAACGGAGCGCAAGCTCTCGACGCGCGAAATCGAAGACGCCTACGATCAATCGTCCGATATGCGCGTACTCGACGCGGCATCAGATGGTCATGTTGTTCTGCGGTCTAAAAGCGGAGTGCGCTTTGCATGATCTTGCAAGTGCCGTCAGAATCCGATCTTCCGGGGTCTTCTCCGCGCCGAGATGGCGTGAGCGCCTAGCGCTCGATCCTTGACAACAACACACCGGCTCTGTTGTGGAAGAAAACCGGCACCTATTGCGACCGTCTCCGCCACCTCCCGATTAGATCGCTCACCGGAAAATCCTGCGGCGCGAAGAAGCCGGCGCGGATGCGCTCGGCGCTGGGCTTCGTGTCGCGCGTCGCGATGCGCCAGGCCGTCAGCGCGGCCTGTACGTCGTCGAGAGCGCGGCACACCACCACCGGGCACCCCGTCGCCGTAAGCGCGCTATGCGTCGTCCGCTGCGCTTCCGAGAGCGATCCGCGAGCCGACTTGAGCTCGACCCAATGGGCGCGGCCCTCGTGGACAATCAGAATGTCCGGCACGCCGGCCCGAAGCCCCATGCCCTTCAGGATGCGCCCACGCAGCTCGCCGCCGCCGCCCGCCGGGATCGCGGTGAACCAGGTCGGCGGCAAGAGCGCCCACGCCAGATAGTCGGCTACGGCGCGCTGGAGGCGCTGTTCGGGGGCGGCTCTCATTTCCCGAGAGCCAGTCTCCGCAGCCAGCCGCTTTCGATGGAATCGCGGGCTAAAGCGCCATCGGCCTCATCCATTTTTCGATGATGGCCGTCCGCTGTCCCCTGCCGCCAGCCGTGCCAGTACGAAAGCGAGCGGTTGTCGCCTGGCTCGGGCTCATTGGCGCGACCGTCCCGATAACCCTCCAGCACTTCGGCATCGTCGAGGGCATCTAACTCGGCAGCGGTACGAAGTGGAATCCTGCTCATTGGTCGTTAAACCCTCGAATGACGTTCTCTTCCCGCGAAAAACACCCTGGGTGCGGCTCGCACCGCAGCTCAATCCCGCGCAGGTCCGGCCACAGCCAGCCCTTGGCGACCGCCTTGACGGCTTCGCGACACGTCGCCTCGCTCTTGGCGCAGATGGTCCCCGGCTCGATCGCCCAATCGGTCGGCTCGCCCCAGACGGCGGAGCACGACAGCGCGAAGGCCAGGGCGAGCGCGGGAGGGATCAGGCGGGTCATGGCTTAAACATATCGATAGCCTGCTGCACCTGCCTCTTCGTAGGCCGCGTTGGGGGTCGCCGCGCGATCGTGCCGCTCGGCTTCACCGCCGGCTTCTTAACTTCGCCGCTCTCGGTCTCCAGGATCACGAACTGGCCTCGGCGGGTTTTCATTCAGAATGTTCTCTTATCGGTAAACTGAGCCGGGCTGTCCCAATTCGTTTGAATCAGTGCAGTCTAAGCGATGATCGGATGCTTTGGGGCAGCGTTTATTGCCACATTTGGGGCACAGTATCATCAGCGTCCGAACCTCATCGCGGTCTCGAAGACAGGCATAGCATCGGCACAAGCCCGGTGTTCTTCGTGATTTCATAGACCTGAGGTAGCGGTCTAAGTCCGACATATCCCTTAATCCGATTTCTGAGACAAACGACCGCGCACCTCGGCGGCTTTGATGGCGTGCAGCGTCCGGTCGAACAGCAGCCGGAGGCGAGGCGGCACTCCGGTCCAGTCGTCTGTCGGCCGCCAGCCCTCAAGAGACTGAAACAGATCGCGGGTGGCTTCCAGCGCGCTGGTGCCGGGCCGGGCTTCGTTATGCCTGATGGCGGCCTCGATCTCCTGCGCCAGCGCTTGCACGGCGCGCTCAACCCCCTCCTCGCTCATCGGATAGGGGCGCTGGAAGAAAAGCCGGAACCGCTCGGCGATCTCCAGCGCGGAGGCGCTGCTCACGTTTGCCACGTTGGGCTTCTCATTTTTCGGTTTAGCCTCGGCGAGGTCGCGCAGGGCAAGAAGTGCCTTATCTCTCGCATGATCCCAACCAAACGCCCAGTCATTCGTGAGTGTATCGGGAGTTGGAATTAGAGCGTTCTTCACTGCTTCCGCTGCAGCCGCCCGACCGCGCGCCTCGGCGGCCTTAATGGATGCGGGTGCCTGGGCGGCGGCCCCAATTACAGCTGCTATCTTCTCGGAAAACTCCACCTCATGTTGCGTGAAGTCATCCATGCCGGCGCCCACATCAAGCAGATAGGCGCGGATCAGCTTCTCGGCGATCTCTGTCGCTTGCGTGGCGGGGCGCCTCTCCGGGAACGGGTTGAGCTTCCAGCTGAGGTAGCCGGGGGCGGGTTTCAGGCGGGAGATCTCCGCGTCGGCGCGAGCAGCAAATTCGATCAATTCAGAGAGCCGGGCGATCTCCGCGTCCCGCTCCGCGAGGGCGAGGCGGGCGGCGACGCGCTGCAATTCAAGCTCCGTGCATTCCTCTCGTAATATGTCGTTCACTCTATGTGCGTTGGAAAGTGCGCGCTCGTGCTCGGTGGTCATCGCGACTCCTCCACGGCATCGAACGCAGCGATAGCGTCGGTTAGACGATGGTAGGTTGTGCCATGCACTCTGATTTGGAGAACAGCTTGCCGCGCGGCCTCGACCACGGCCAGGGCGAGCTTGTGCTGCACCAGGGTGGTGAGGACGGAGTTCAGGGCAGCGGCCTGCGCCGTCCAGTGCCGCTGATTGTCAGGCACGGTAGAATTCTCTGCGCGATCGGCATAATCAACCCGTGCGCGGCGCACCGCCGAGATCTGGTCGTCGATGGTCGTCATTCGGTATATCCCTCCGGTCGCCAGCCTTCCGGCAGCGGCTCGCCAGCGAGGAAGCGCCTGCGCAGCTCGGCAACCGCAGCCATGTAAGACTCGTAGCAGTCCCGCGCTTCGTCGAACTCGCGCTCGTCATCCTGCGGCATCGAACAATCCTCCAAGCGGTTTATCGGGTGCTCGCCTAGCCTTGGCCACTAGTGAGTGTCGCCCTTCGCCTTCATAGAAGGCGATCCGTTCTCGGATGTCAGCGACATAGGCTTCCTCCCGCTCTATCAGGATGGCGTTGCGGCCAGTAGCGAGCGCTGCTGCCCCGGTCGTGCCGCTGCCGGCGAAGGGGTCGAGCACGAGGCCGCCGGGCGGCGTGACGAGCGCCACGAGCCACTTCATCAACTCGACAGGCTTGACGGTCGGATGCCGACTGCCCCAGCGATCCTCAGCGCCGGCTTTGGCTGAGAAGAAGAAGCGGGCTGCAGAGCCGCTATCGCCTCTCGGCGGCGTATCGGGGCGTGGGCCATAATCGCCGTAGCAGTTGACCGTCTTGCGGTCGCCGTGTTGCTCACCGACAAACCGCAGTTGCCCCGCGCTCTGCGGGAACGCCACCAGCACCTCGTCGGAGCCGTCGTGGCAGATGTTGGCGGGCCAGCGGCCCAGTGGTGAATCTGTCGCTATGAAGTCCTTGCTGCTACGAATGCCAGCGAGCGTTCCGTTCGCACTGCCGACCACGGCTCCGCGCATGTGCTCGGTGCCAGCGAAAATCCGGCACTCGTCCACCTGCATCGTCCGCTTGCCGCCCGGCCTGTAGGCGAGGCAGACTGGCTCGAAGGCTGGCTTTAAATGGTCCCTGCGCTTCGGGAATCCGCTCCCGAACAGCCACATGATTGTGTCCTGGATGACGAACCCGGCATCCTCGATCGCGCACCAAACGCGGTGGTGCGTGCGGGTGCCACCAAACGCCACGAGGAATGCGCCGGGCCGCATGATCGTGGCGACGGTCGCCCATGTCTCGGGACGGAAGGCGATGTCGCCTCCGTCCCACTGCTGATTCATGAATCCACCCGACAAGCGCTTCATAGCACCGTCGCGCCCCTCTTGCGCTGGCGCAGCATTAGCGGCCCCAAAGCGTTTAACGGTAGCCGTCAGATGGTAGGGCGGATCGGTCACAACCGCATCCACCACGACCCCCTCCGCGACGAGGCGTGGGATCGCCCGCAGCATGTCGTCGTGTTCGAGGCGGACACTAACCATTTGAGACATTTGCAGCGCCGGCAGTGTTGCGCGGGAACAGGTGCGGCCAGCAGTCCTCGCGCGTGACCGCTTCCCCGTCCATTATCCGCCGGAACGCTTCTTGGTCGATGATGCCACGAATGGCGTTGCATCGTCGGTGGACGATCCCGAGGATTTTCGTGCGGCGAATTAGAGCATCACGAGACCGTATTTCAGCAAGTAGCATTGCCACTTGTGGGTTTTGCACCTCGACGATCTGACATAGGCGATCTGTTGGTATCATTGGTCTCCCCCAGCCGTCTCCTCCGCGAGCGCCGCGTCGATCATGCGCCGCCATTGCTCTGATGCTGTCTCGCCCAGAAACGCGCCGCATGCCATTCGCATCGAACCATCGCCCACATCGACGCCGTGGCACCGATGTCGCCCCGCAACATCCATTGCCTCGGTCGGCTCGCGCATGGCTTCGATCGCGGCTCGGGCGACCCGTTGGCTCATATCCGAAAAAGCGGCATTGCGGATCGGCTGTCTTCCACTCTGACGGATCATCTCGTCCACGATCGCCTGCGTCACCCGGTCGACCATCTCAGCCATCAGGCGTCCCCTCCTCCGCGAGCGCCGCGTCGATCATCGCGCGCCAAATAGCGTCAGCTAAATTCCTGTTACGAGTAGCCGCCCGGCACATCGACTCGGTCGGCTCCCGGAGTGCGGCTATGGCGGCGCGGGCAGCATTTTCGCATACTGCTCTAACCTGTGCCCTGCACGTGGCAGCGTCGGCACCGGTGATGCGATCATTACCCAGGAGCATATCGGCAAGCTGATCGCCGTCGATGCCGTTCGGCGCATCGTAAATCGCCTGCGTCACCCGGTCGACCATCTCAGCCATCAGGCGTCCCATCCTCCGCGAGCGCCGCGTCGATCCCG